TATTTCGTCATTCCTTTCATCTACTATAATGTCAAATCCACATTTACACTTTCTATGAAATGTATACTCATCAACGATTAAACTTCCTTCACCTTCTCCAAGTTCATCACTTCCACATTTTGGACAAAAGCAATACATTGCCGATAGTTTTAAAACATTTTTCATTTTCATATTTATATACCTCCATTCGTCATTTAAAAATTATTCCATTTCGCTTAATTCATCTACGCAATTTAAGCAGAAATACAGTGTAAAAACTAAACCTAGAGCCTCTTTTTCATACTGTACATGGTTATTTTCTTCTATATTTATTGTTCTTTCACAGCAACAACACTGCACAAATTCACTCATATTTAAGCACCTCATTTATTCCTACAAGGAAATTATTCATTCAACTTAACCCTTTTTTATAGGTATAGAATTAAGACATTTTTGCTTAATTCTAATGCTTTTAGTTCTGTTATAAATCGCTATCGCTTTCCTTGTTTCTTTATTTAAAATACAATCTATAAACAAGCTATATACATCTAATTCACTTTTATACTCTTTCAACTGTTCTTCTAAAATTTGAATCAATTCTTCATTGTTACTCATAATACGCTCATAATACCTTATCTTATCGTCCCTTACTTTGTTTTCTTCTTTCAAACATTCAATATTTCTATCCACCTGCTCCTGGGAAACGATTAAGTATTTACCTATTTTCATTGCCCAGCCTCCTGTTCCTTTTCCTCTCTTATTTTCTTAAGAGCTAACTCAATTAAATCTATTTTACTAAGATGAGGATTTTCTTCTTTTAATTCAAGAGCAACATTACCAACATATTCCCCACGTTCAATTGCTCCCATTTTCGTTATATCTTTATACAAAATAAACACTCCTTTTTAAAAGAGGCTGGTTATTTAGTCCAGCCTCTTCAATTTTTTATGCTATTATATCTATATTTTTAATACCTTCTAATTTCTTCTCTAAGTACTCTTTTATATTTTTTATTGCTTCAAGTCTCCATGCTCCACCATCTGCTTCGATTAACTTAAATGCAATGCCCTCTTTTACTCTAAAGATAAATTCACTTTCGGGCTGGTCTACTTCCGCAAAAGTTCTGTAAGGTTTTAACTTAACTCTGTTAGGCAGGATTACATCCTCTACACTTGCTACACCTGTAGACATTGTGACTACTTGTGATACTCCATCATCTTGCACAGTTTTTACACTTGTTTCTTTTACATTTCCGCTTACTTTTAAAAGCAGTTTCTTATCTTCTGTATCTACGAAAGAGGATTGCAACATAACGTTAAATTGCTCTGCATCAAGCGAACAATCGAAATTAACATGAGGTAATAAAGCTCTACTTTCAATGTAAATATCCCTCTTGCCACTTTCAAGTAGTTCAGAACACAATATAACACTTTTAGGGCTTTCAACTTGAACCATAAGTTTTCCACTTTTAAGCTTACTATCAATACTTGATTTTATATATCCTATTAAACCATCTAAAGTGCTTAGCCTAACTATTTCAGCTGGTCTAGGATGAACCTCAATCAAGGGGTCAGTCGTATACGTAACCCCATTGATTTCTCTTGTTTCTATTTTTCTTGCTCCAACTTCCATTACCCTGTTAAATAAATCTGTTAACATATTAAACACTCCTTTTTAGTTTTTATAAGTCTTTTAAACTCTTAAATTTACGAACATTATCTTCTTCACTTTCTTTTACTTCTGTTTCTTCTGTTACACTTGTTTCTTTACTCTCCAAGTCGCCTAATTTTACTTGCCCCGGCAACTGGTTTCCATACTCATTTGCATTAACTTCTCCAGTTCTAAAATCCTTTTCAACTATAATGTCCGTTTCAGATGGTAAGACACTTGCGAGTTTTGGAATAACTTGTATTTGCGTATTAACATGAGAACGATTTTTACCTGGCTTTAGTGTAACCTTTACAGTCAAAGACCTTGTAGATGTCGCTGGTGTATTAGGGTCTTGTATGTTTTTAAATATCTCCATGAATCCATTTTCAATCTTTTCTTTTGTTTCTCCATTACACAATGTTTCTAAATTAATCATCTTTTTAAACCCCCCTTCTTTTTATTGACGGCTTACGCTGTTACTTTTTGTTTCTTTTCAACTAAAACAGGGAATTACAGTAAGTCTGTTATTTCTAGCAAACAATTTGGGCATACATCTATACTTCCTAGTTGGTCAGAAACGGATTGATTGTTGTTATAATTTTCTAAAACTGGCATTGAGGTCAATTCTTCCGAACTGTCTACGATTGCCCCGCAATTATCACAATGTATCCTCCTTTTTAGTTTTGAACCCTCTTTTATACCTTGTTCTATCGCCTTTGAAATTTGATTACCAATACCAAATTTTAAACAAGTTTTTTCTGCTTCTGATACAATTCTCGCTTTACTATTTTTTAAAATTTCTAAAGTTTCTATAGCATCAATTTCTGAACATTCGCCACCTATGATAACATCCATTAAATAGCTGTCTTTTGCTCCTATTACATCTTCATATTCAATGTACTCGTCGATAGTACTACATAAAATAACTTTTATCATTTTCCAGCCTCCTTATTTATTTTTTACTTTTTTTAATTGGTTTAGCGTAGCCGTCAAAGTACGCTTTTAACAAATAATTTGTTCTATTTCTTTTACTGCTTCATTTAGTTTATTAACATCTAAAATATCATTCTCAACAATGTTTTCTATTGTCTTTGCATTTAAAATACAGTCAACTATTCTTTGCTTTTCCTCACTCATATCTAAGTACAAAATTGCATTTCTTAAAATTCTTTCTTCTCTAGTCATAGAAACAACCTCCTGACTCCTATTGCGAATATATTTATATTATAGTGCGTAATAAGGGGCAAGTCAATAACTTTTACTAATTTATTTTCGCAAGACTACGCCCCAATGCGTTTTTTTGCGTTGACTTACGGGCAACTTTACTGTAAAATTAAGCTATGAAAGGAGTTTTAAAATGAATACTAGAATTAGAGACTTGCGAATTGCAGAGGGGCTATCTCAAATCGAATTTGGGAACAAGCTAGGAATGACTAGACACGAAATTTACAATCTTGAAAGTGGAAGAACACGAATAAAAGAAAGTGATTTAAAATTAATAACTTCAACATTTAAGGTAAACGAAAAATGGCTAAAAACAGGCGAAGGCGATATGTATACTTTTTCAAACAATAACTTAATAACAGCAGAAGTCTTATGCGCAATAGATAAGAATGAACGTCTTGCTAAAGCAATGTTAAAATTTAGCAAGTTAAATGACAAAGAATTAGAGGCAATGGAAAAGCTACTAGAATTATTTCAAAAAGAATAAAAGGCTATCATCTTAAATTTGATAGTCTTTTCATATGTACATATTTATTTTTTAGTTTTTTGCTTTAAATACAGATAAATAATCTCTAATATATCCTTATCCCCTACTTTGTCCAACATTTCTTTTATTTCTTCTTTCAACCAAATCATCCCCCTATATGCAAGTAGAATAATACATTCTTAAAATTTGTAAAAAAATAACTTACAATTTTAATTATACCCCCTTTTGTTCGATATTACAAGAACACATGTACGATTTTTTGTCGCAATTAAACATTTATACTACAATAATAGTACCTTTTATCAAATTTTGCTAGTGGAAAATAATTCCAATTCAAAATACATTGAATTTTCTTACATTAGGAAAGTTCAGGGTCAATTTTTTTAACCTTGCGATTTTCCATTTGGTATAAGTTTTATATTTTCACATCAAAAAGTCACGCAAGTAGGAATATATATATATATATATATTAAATCCTACTTGCGTGACTTTTTGTTCTTAGATGCAAATTTCTAGTTGCTCTACTAACTCTATTTCTTTTTCAATTTTAAATCCTATGTCAAATTCATTGTTTAAAAATGCCTTTTCAATTTCATCTAATTTACTCAATAACCTCTGTTTTCTAGTTTTTATAGCATTTCTTTAAATATTGTATGCTAATTATGTTTATTTTAATTGATGACTCATTATCAAAAAGTCAGTCGACCTGGAA